GTTTATGAGTTGAAAAGTTAAGAGGTCGGTTTTAGGGGCTGAACTCGCAGAGGTATATTCTTAACTTTTCAACTTCTAAACTCTTCAACTTGAAAACTTTTAGCCCTCGCTCTCGTCCGGCACAAATCCCGCCCCGGGGTCGAGGTGCGCCCCCGTGTCAAGTTGTTCGCGGTTAGCCTGGCTCTTGGTGGAGCGCAAGTATATCATGTCCTCGCTCTTGCCGTCGATGCGGCGCGAGATGCGGCCCTGCGAGTTGAGCAAGTCGGCGGGGTTGTAGTCGTACACGTAGGGGCAGAGGGCGGCAAAGGAGCGCAAGGCCTTGGTAAACTTGTTCATGGTGTAAAAGTTCTTGTTCACCTTGGCATCATCTATAAAGGCGTCGTAGGCCTCGCGGCGCACAATGAAGGTGTCGAGGTTGTCGCCCTCCTCGGCAAAGTACACGTTGGCCCACTCCTCAAAGTTGGTGCCCATGTCGGCCTTGAACTTGCGCTTCAAGATGTTGCCCATGGGCGGCATGGGCTTGACGCTCTCCTGGCACATCGACAGGTAGAACTGGCAGCACTGCATAAAGAAGTTGATGTCGGCGTTCCAGTCCTCCTCCTTGTATGAGGAGCTTATGAGGTCGCGCCCGAAGTCGTCGCGTATGCTGCGGCTCTCAAGGTAGTCGTTGCCCTCGGTGCGCTGGTGGTAGTAGTCGCTGAACACAAGGTAGAGCAGGCGCGCCTCGGTGCTGGGGCTGAAGTCGCGCGGCACATAGTTGGTGGTAAAGCCAAACTTCGGGCTTTGCTCAAAGGGTATGGTGTAGCTCTGGTTGTTCTTGGGGTTGACCGTCATGTCCGAGGTTATGAGGTCGTAAAATGCCCCCGTGTCGAGGTGGCGGTCGCAGTCGTCAACCAGCACAAAGTCGGTGTGCTGCGTCACTTGGTCGAACACGTGCGGGTTGTCCATCAACTTGGCGTTGCGGCCGCTCAGCTTCACCGTTTTCATAAAGAGGCTGAGGGCCTTGAACAGGAACGACTTGCCGCTGCGGCCGTTGCACTCGCCGTCCTCGCCTATCTTGTTGTCCATGGCCATGGGTGCCCACGCCCGCGAGGGGCTTTTGTAGTGGTGCAGCATGTAGCCTATGGTGAAGAGCTTGCTGACAAGGTTCTGCTCCTGCTCGTGCCGCTCGTCGGGCGTCAGGCCCTCGCCGTCGATGCAGAACTTGTGGGCGCGGTGGTAGGCTTCGGCCTCCGAGGCATCGCGCTCGGCAAAGTTGTACTCCAGCTCCTTGCGCCAGTGCACGCGGCTCGTGTTGATTACGTAGCCGAACAGGGGGCTGCTCTCGCTGTCCTTCACCTTCACCCCGAAGCGCGCCTCGCCCGTGGGCGTGACGCTGCGCTCCACCTCAAACATGGGGGGCATGAGCGTGACGCGGTGGTCCAGCACATTCTCCTGCCACACGTAGCGGTCGAGCCCGTCGCCCCCGGCGTGCTCCACAAGACCCGTGGGGGTGGCCTCAATCGTTTTGCCGGGAAAGAAGAATAGCTGCGTGGTGGGCGTGTAGTTGGTAAAGTCGAGCGTCACCTCGCGCATGTTGTCGAGCGCCGAGTCGCTCAGCCTTGGCGAGTTGTGAATGAGGTTGCGCACGGGGCGCGGCAGACACCGCTCCTCGGCCCACTCGCTTATGAAGCGGCGCAGGTCCTTGGCCTTCACCTCGCGCACAATGTTGCCCTGCACGTGTATGTAGCGCGCCTCCTTTATGTTGTCGTCGTGCAGGGTGTAAAAGCCGTTGAGCCGCAGAAAGTTGTACAGGCACTCCGTGTCGATGTCATACGTCACGGCCCCCGTCTTGCGGTTGGTGCGCTCCGTCCAGAACTTGGCAGGCATGGCCAGCGCCATCAGGCCCGCAAAGTCGCTCCGCCTGTCGCGCAGCTCCTGCCAGTCCCTGAGGTCCTTGCGCGGGCGGCCGCGGTTGTCGCGGTAGCCCGTGAGGCTCTGAGGCAGCCACATGGTGTGAATGTCTATGAACCGCAGCGCAAGCTCGCGCCCCTTGCGTACGCCTGTGCTGTCGAGGTCGGGAATGTTGTAGAGCACCTCCACATACTTCATCACCTCCTTGTACTCTGCCTCGCTCAGGCGGTACGTTTCGGAGTTGAACCACAGCGGGCTGTAGCCCATGGAGTGGCAGCACAGCGAGTCGCGCTCGCCCGAACAAATAAAGGCCTCCTTCAGCTTTTGCTCCCGGTAGGGCTTGCCCTCGTTGGCGGGGTCGCGGTAAAAGGCCGCCTCCTCGTCGGCGTTCATCTTGCGCCACAGGGCTTTCAGCTCGTGCAGCCCGTTGATGTAGGCCTTGGGCTTGCCCCCCGCGGGGTGGTAGCTGAAGCGGAAACCCTTGTCGGGGTTCAATGGCTCATATATTTTGTAAAACTTAACCTCGGCTTTTTCGCCGCCGCCCTCCTCCACCACACATTCGCGCATGAATATGGGGTAGTTGTCGGTGGAGTACTTGAGCGTCACCTCGCGGTTTTTCACATAGCCCACATACTCGGCCTCGTACCAGTGCAGCGCATCGGTGTCGGCGTGCGTCACCCTTGGGCCAAGCACCTTGAGGTGGCCCTCGGGTATGCGCTCAAGCAAGGCAAAGATGCGCGTGCCGTCCTTCTCGTCGGCTGTGGCGGGGCGGTGCTTTATGTCGGGCTTGTTGATGGAGCGGTTGAGCTCGTCCCGCACGTCGAACATGGCGGCCAGCTTGAGCACTGCCTCATAGGGGCGGTCGATGCCCTCCTCGCGCATGCAGATGTCGAGCGGGCTCTGGGCGTGGCCCTCATCGCCAAAGTCGGTCACCTTCCACACGGCCTCGCCGCTCTGTGTGTGGCACAGGTAGAGGCAGGCCGAGGGCGTTTTGTCGGCGGGGCGCACCCTGAACTTGTTTTTGGTGCCCACCACCTCGCGGGCCTGCGGGTAGTAGTGCAGTATGATATCGAGCCCCTCGTTGGTGGCACGATAAAGGTTTTCTATTCTTATCATAGAGGTTGGAGTTAGAGTAGGAGTTTGGAGTTTTTTTAAGTTTATAAGTTTAGGAGTTGAAGAGTTAAGAGGTCGCTTTTAAGAGTTGGACAAGCAGAGGTGACTTTTTGGCTTTTCAACTTATAAACTTATAAACTTAAAGCTATGCTTCGTGCAGGCGGCGGGAGTCGAACCCGCTAATGTCCTAACGTTGTTGCTCAAGACCGGGGGGCACCATCGAGCGGGTTATCCAGCGTCTGTGCTGATGGCTGGTCCCGGCGTGCTATCTTCTTGCCGCCTATCCGTTTAGCGGCCTATCGCCTGCGGGGTGGCTGCCACTATCCGTCGCGGACTGCGGCAGCCTGATGATGGCCGGGGGAAAAGCAAAAACCAAAACAAAGTGATGAAGAATATACACGTCAAGCCCCCCGGCCATCGTGTGTGATTTCTAACTCCTATCTATTCTAATATTATGGTTTGCGTGGTAACGGGTTAACCATTCACCCGTCAACTATCGTGTCGGCAAACACACCCTCGATGCGCTCCATCACCTCGGCCCGTGTCATGCCCTCGGGCACGGGGCCTTGAATGGTGCAGCCCCCGCGGCCGTTCTTGGCTATCACCTCAAAGGGCAGGGCGCGGTCGAGCGCGTCGACAAACTCACGCTGCTCAAGCGGCACAAAGTTGGCCTCCAGCGTCCACTCATGGCTGCCATTGGCAAACGACACTATTACCTCGGCAAAGCTCTCGTCCGCTGTCAGCTTGAACTTGTATTTTATACTTAATTTCTGTTCCATTTTCACGTTTGTCATATTGTTGCTTTTTTAGCTGATTAGTTGGATAATTCTCATTTGTGGTGCTCCAGATAGTAGCGCACCAGGTCGGCGTCAGAGTAGTCGGGGAAACGCTCGCTCAACGCATAGTACGTGCCGTTGTTCTTCATCTCCACCACAGTAGAGTCTACAAAGTCGCTCTTGCCCGCCCAGGCAAAGGCTGCAAACAGTGCCGCGCCCACCAAGGCCCACTTTGTAAGGGTCATGAGTCGTATAACAGTCTTTTTCATAATTGTATGCTTTTTCGTTAGTGCGCACAGCCGCAGGCGTCCGGTGCCGCAGCGTGCATGGGTTGTTGTCAATATGGGTTGTTGTTGTTGTGTGTGTAAGCCTTCTTTACAGCCCCCGCCTTGCGTGGGCCATGTGTGAGCCTTGTGTGTGAGGTGTGTGTGAGCAACACTGCATAGTAGTTACCTATATATATGGCGCAAACCGCTCGCGCCGCCCGCATGTGCCGCCGCACACACACCACATGGCCCCTCGGGGCCTCGTGTCACTCTCTCTCCCGCCGTTGCCGTGCGTGGTGAGGAATAAGACTTCCCTACCAAAACACGGGGCCCCGTGTGTGCAATGGCACTTAATAGTACTCACGCCACACGCGTTTAATCTCGGCACCGGTTATGAACTTTCGGCAGTTCACCTTGCTCCAGCCGCAGGTTATGCGCCCGCTCGTCACCCATCGCTTGATGGTGGAGCGCGACACACCAAGCAGCTCTGCCGCGCGCCCCACGGGGTAACGCCCCGTGTCGGCCACCTGGGGTTCAGTCTCCGTCATCATGGTTGCTGTCCTCCTTCTGTTTGTTGTTGTGGGTCGTTGCCCGTTGTCACTTCGCCCTGCCCGCCCTGCGCGCGCTCCACCAGGTAGCACTTGCCGCGTGCGGCGTCCTTCTTCACTCTCACTTGCCACTCGTTGCTGCCGCTCTGGCGGTTCAACCTGGCCTTTGCCATAATCAGCGCCGAAAAACTCATTGCACTGCAAGGTATTTCAATGCCGCTGCCCGGCTTCATCGAGCGCAGCGTGGCCGTCGGGCTGATGCTGCGCAGTATCCTGTTTTTTGCTTTCATTTGCTTGTAAACATAACATGTATTCTTTACATTTGTATGCGTAACGCGGTTACGTAACATCGTTATGTAGTGCAAATATAACAAATGAAATACAATAACAACAAACGAAATAATACAAAATATTGCAATCGTTATAAAATTAGGATATATAGAACAATAACATGAAAGATGTAGGACAATTAGAACAGCTCATTATAGCTTTGCAAAAGGAAATCAGTCGAAATTCGCAAAAGCTATGAATACAAGTCAGGGTACAATAGGCACTTGGATATCCCGCAAGACCTTCGACCCCGAACGCATAAAGCGTGCATTTCCCCAAGTCGACGGCAACTGGCTCCTTACATTCGAAGGCGAAATGCTCCTACCCGACGACCAAGGCACAATACAAGTAGGCGGCCACCACAACACCACGGAAATAAACTCCACAGGCAATATAGAGACAGCCAAAAGCAGTGATAATGAGGTGATAACGCTACAGCACACCATCGAACTCCTGCAAAAAGATAATGCCGCCCTGCACGCCCTCCTCGACGAAAAAGAACGCCTCATTAAGGTTCTGCTCGACAAAGGCTGAAACGAATACATGATATGTTTAATACGCACGCGCATTTACGCCCCTTTTGCCACAACCGCAAAAGGGGCGTAAACGCTTTATAAACACAAAAAAAGGGCCTCCCTCCATAACAGAGGAAAGCCCCATAATGCCGCCCGCAGGCCCCGGGCAGCAGCCAAAACAAAGAGACGGCCCGCGAATGTGCCTACCGCATGCCAGCCAAAGCCTTGCCAATAGCGTGCAAGGCATCAACTATGCGCGCCCGTTGCCCGTCGCGCGGCACTTTAAGCCCCGTGGCATAATGAGTCAGCAAAGCCTGGTTGATACCCGACACACGAGATATGATTTTAAGCGACGTATAATTCTCGGCCAAACGAATGAGGGCCGCCGCCCCCATTTCCACGTCCAACCCATACTCGCCAGCCTTGACCCACGGCGCAACCTCCTCCATGTCGCCCGCATGCTCGGTTATGGCACGGCGCACTTCAACAAGCAACTCGTCGTAACTCCTGGCAGTGGCAACCACCACACCATGCAAGCGCTCATCATCAGACACCGCAGCATAATTCTTATCACACCAATTCACCTTAATCTTAATCTGTTCCATATTATATCTCTGTATTATTTCTCTTTGTGCTTAGCAATGCAAGGTATGAAATAATTTACTCCTTGCCAAATATTTTCTTTGAAAAAGTATGATATATTTCACCTTTTAACTCCCATCTGCCCCGCCATTCACATACGCAATCACCCGCCTCACCGCCTCGTCCACCTTGCGCGCATCACGCCTTATGTATATGTCCGCCATTCTGCACGGCGACCTGTGCCCCAGCGCAGCATCAATCACCGCGTCAGGCACATCAATCTCAGCCGCCAGCGTAGCCCACGTGTGCCGCGCCCAGTACGACGTCAGCTCCGGAAACAAGGCATTATACACCTTCACCCGCTGCTTGCCGCCACACTGCCCCTTGCGGCGCACATACATATAACCCGACGGCCCCACCTTCTGCAACCCCTCGTTAAACCTGTGCAGCCAGTCGTGCCACCCCTCCGCGCCAGGCTTCAGCCGCTCCCCAAACCACAGCAAATGCCGCTCCCCCCTGTAACGCTCAATAATGGCCCGGGCCTCAGGCGGCACCGACAGCTGGCACAGCACCCCCGTCTTGCTCCTCCTGTACCTTATGACACCGTCCGCCCCCAACGGCGGCAGCCCCATCAAGTCCACCAAGTTAATACCAGCCAGATAGAACGACAGCATAAACACATCAACATACTTCCGCTGCCACCCCTCACACGGGTAATCCCTCAGCCGCCTCAAGTCACCCACCGAAAGCGACCGCTTCATCGTATCCTCCTTCTTAATCTTAAACCGTCTGAAAGGGTACAAGTCAGCCGGCACCACCCCCTCATCAATAGCCGCATTCATCACCGCGCGAATATTGCGCAAGTGAATGCCCCGAGTGTTCACGCTGCAAGTCGCCCCCAGCCACTGCTCAAAGTCGCGCAGCCACCCCACACTGATGTCCGCAAACCTCAGGCGCCCCACATCACAGTATTCCCCCATCTTGCGCAGCGTCATTTCATACACCTGCCTTGTTTTCTCCTTGCCTCTTCGGGCTATAAACTTCTCGGCAAACGTGCCAAACGCCGTCTTACTACCAGCCCCTTTACCTTCGCCGTTCCCTTCCTCGCCATCATTCCCGCGTTTGGCCATCACAGCCTTTTTAATCTCCGCCGCTTTCATCTTGTCCACCTCGTACCCGCTCACAGCAAGTTCTTCAATGTCAAGCTGCAGCTTAGCCCTTTTAATACCGAGCATTTGTGTCAGTTTTCCGGCCATAGGTACGCCCACCACCTTGCCGGCTTCAAATTCATTCTTATGCAGCATCAGCCCGGTGGCAATCTGTGCCGCCGTGCCATTGTTGTATATCACCATGTACAGCCGCCCTTTGCCCTCATCGCTTGTGCGTCTCAAATCCAGATACCATTTTATTTTGTATGCCATTTTTTTTTCCTATTGCATTTCTTCCCGCAGTCCGTTTGCTCACAATATACTCACAATATGCTCACAATATGCTCACAAAATTGCGCCAAAATATCGCAAAATAGGCCCAAATGAGCCATAAAAAAGGCTTAAGCAGTAGTATTAACACAACGCAAAAACCGCCGATTATCAAGTTTAATTACTTGATAATCAGCGGTTTAAGTAAATGTCGGGGCGACGGGATTCGAACCCACGACCCCCTGCTCCCAAAGCAGGGGAAATAGGAGTCCTAAATCGTTGATATACAATAGGTTGAGCGGGTGACTGTACGTGAGTGCTCACAATATGCTCACAAAAAGGTGCTTGTGGTGCGCGCATAAACACCACAAGCGTATGCAAAAAACCTGGCCACGTGAATGCGTGGCCAGGTGGGTGCGCCTGTCAGCCGCAGGCGGCTTGTGTCAAAGGGGAAACGTATGAAAGTAAAACCCCGGCTGATGTGTGTGGTGGGGGGCTGTTGTGTCGCTAATTGTGGGCGGCCGGTTTGTGGCGGCTGCACGGTTGGAGGGCTATATGTTGTCTGCGCAATGGTTGATGCGCTGCGCGAGGTCGCGCAGGCTTTGACGAAGTTGCTCCCGTTCGGCAGGGGTGAAGCCGCCTGTGCCTCCGTTGCCGTCGATGCCGTTGAGCTTGTGGTAGAGCCATGATGATGACTTGTGAAAGTATTGGTTGGCGACTTCGCGCCATGATATGATGAGTTGTATGTCTTGCAGACGCTCCCTCATATTGGTGATGGGTTGGGTGTTGTCCATGATGTATGGTGTTGTGGGTTGTGTTTGATATAGTGTAAAGAGCCCCGCCCGCTTGTGACGGGGCTCTTTGTGTTAGTTGGGTTGCCTTAGCATTTGGTCGAAGAGTTCTTGCGCGTACCAAAGTAGTTGTGGATAGCCATCGGGGAAACTTTTGTTGTAGTTGCGAATGGCTTCGAGCAGTTCGTACTCTTTTTCGGAAACTGCTATTTTGAATGTTTTCTGTTTCATATTGTTTTTTGTTTTTGACAATGCAAAGATACTACAATAATTCGTATTTGTCAAATTATCTGTGTACTTTTTTGTTGATTTTCAGCGTTTTAGAATTGTGGGTTGGGCGGCTGAGTGTGTGGGGGCGTCACTGTATTTCGTAGAGGTAGGCTTGCTTGAGTGGTTGTATGCCGTTTTGGTCGATGGTGATTTCGAGGCGGGCGCAGGCGTAGCGGCGGGAGCCTATGAGGTAGGGTTGCGTAGGGTCGGGGTTGATAGTGTCGGTGAATTGTGCTTGTAGTTCGATGCGTGTGTCGATGGTGGGGGCTGTGGTGAGCAGTTGGCCTATGTTGCCGTAGGTGGCGAGGGTGTTAATGGGGCCTTTGGTGGTGAGGGCAAAGGGGCCTTCGGGTGTGGGGAAGGTTTGAGCACTTGTTTTGAGTGTGGTTATGTGGTGGGGGCCGTCGGAGTCGGTGGTGTAGGGTATGGCGATGGGGCAGAGTGAGTAGAAGTAGTCTTTGGAGGTGGGGGTGTAGTGGGCTTCTCTGTAGTAGGTATCGTTTTTGCCGTTGTACCATGCGATGTCTATGTGGTCTTTGGCTTCGGTGGTGGTGTCGGTGGTGTCGGTGTCGGGTGGGTTGATGGCGTTGTTGACGGAGTAGACGTTGCTTTTGGTGAGTATGGTGTCGGCCACTGCTATGATGGGGTAGCGGCCGTTTTCGGGTTTGTCATCTTTGAGTTGCCCTTTGTTGGTGGCGATGTGTGGGTCGGTGATGAGCATGTTGGCTGGTGTGATGCGCAGTTTGGTCATTTGCTCGCGGTTGGTGGTGCGCATGAGTGGCGCGAATTGGTCTACCTCGCAGAGGGCGGGTGTGTCGGACTCGTTGATGAGTATGGCGTATGCGCGGTTGGTGGGTGTGACGGTGTAGAGGTTGGGGCTTTGCTTTTTGTAGTAGTCGGTTAGTTTGTCGTAGTGGTTCTTGGCTTCTTCGTATGTGGCGGTGGGCAGTATGGTGGCGTTTTCCCACACTTCGTCGGGCAGGCGCAGCATGGGGCTGATGTTGGGGTGGTCGTAGTCGACATTGCCGTGGGCTGTGGTTTCGGCTTCGGGGTCGGTTGATATGTTGATGGTGTGTGTGTCGGATACTTGTGTGATGGTGATGGGTTCGCGGTTTTGGGTGTAGTAGTCTTGGCGGGTGTACATGTTGACGTATCGCCCCTTGAAGGTGAACACGCAGCCGAGGAGGTTTTGCAGTTCGTTGAGGTATTCTTTCACTGTCCAGTGTGGGAGGATTTTGGCCCGTTGCAGTGTTTGGCGTGTGTTGGCTATGTAGATGGCGCGTGTGAGGGGGTTTTCGGTGTATTGGCTCCAGTCGTTGGGGGTGAAGCCGAGGCACTTGAATATGCGTGCGGTGATGTCGAGCAGGTAGGGGCAGGGTGCGAGTGTGATGTCGTCTATGCTGCCGTGGCGGCTGCTGAGTGAGGGTGAGGTATTAATCATGTCCATGGGGTTGGCTATGATGTCGTCGGTGGAGCTGTATATGGGCAGACATATAGCGTCGGTTTGTCCGTAGGTGCCGTATGCTGCTTGCCGCACGGGTGTGGTGGTGCCCAGGAAGGTTTGGCCCATGCAGCTGCTGAATATTATGATTTGTGTGCGCACGTCGGTTCCGCTGCTGAACACATGAGAGCTGGAGTATTGCACGCTGCCGAAGCCGTCCCAGGCATTGCCGAGTGGCAACTCGTCTATATAGGTGGTGTCGTTGTTGAGTGGTGATGCTTTGACGCCGGCCTTGAGTTGCACTTTTACTTCGGTCTCGGTGATAGAGGTGACGGTGGCGGTGCCGTCGAGTTGCAGCGGTGGTGCGATGAGCTGCATGGTGTATTGTTCGCCTATGTGGGGATATTGTGTTGTGGCGGGGTGGTTGCGTGGTCCGAATATGGCGAGGTTGGTAGGGCAGCCCCTCAAGGGCAACTGCACCTCGAGGGTGTAGTCGCCTTGGTCGGCAAAGTAGGGGTTTACGCGTGTGAGTTTGATGGTGGTGCCCTTTTTTATTTCGGCAGTTTGGTTGTTGATGGTGAGTTGCATCATGGGTTGGTGAGTTTTTTGTAGTGGGTGTATTGTTGGTCAAATCCGTCGGGTCCGCTCATTACGACGTATGCTTTGATGCCCTTGGCTAGTTGTTGGTTGAGTTGGTTTATAGCATCGGTCTGTGCAGGTGTGGCGGTGTCTACCACTTGCAGGGCGGGCGTGTTGTTGGCGGCGGTGGCGGCAGTGGTGATGGCTTGCCCTGCGAGGTTGGCGGTGGTTTGTGGTGCGGTGATGGCCCGGCTCACGTCGTCGGCAGTGAGTCGTGCCACGGTGTTGGTGCGTTGTGCGTGGTCGATGAGTTGGAGTACGGGCATGAGGTGTGGGTTGTTCACGGCCTGGTGGTTGGCCACGAACTCGCCTTCGTGCACGATGCCAGCCTGTCGGCGGTACTGCCTGCCGCCAGTGAAGCCACCAATATAGTAACCCTCGGCTTCGGCCTGGTGTTGTTTCTTGATGGCGGCTATCTGTATGGCACCGGCTGCGACGGCTGCTGCAGCGGCTATGGGCGCCATGATGGGGCCCACGACGGGAATGTTCACCACTGAGCCGTATGCCATGATGGCGTTCATGGCGGTTTGCGCCACGGCCTGTGCCAGTTGCACCTTCATTTGCTTGCGGTTGTACTTGCTTTTGATTTTGGCGAGTTCGGCCTGCTTTTGTTCTTCAAGTTTTTTGGTGCGTTTGGTGTTTTTGCCAGCGGCTTTGATTTGCGCGTCGTAGCGTTTGGTTACTTCGGCCTGTTCAAGCTGGCTTTGTGCCTGGAAGAGTTGCGAGGCTTGGCTCATTGTGGCCATTATCATGCTCATGGCCGCCATGCCCACTGCGGCATAGTCTTGCCATTGTGCTTTGCCGTCTTTGAGTTTTTGAGAGAGGTTGGAGAGGTTTTGCGCCAGATTGATGACGCTTTGGCTCATGGCGTCGGTGGGCTGTCCGAGGTTGGTGTCTTTATCTTTGTATTTTTCCTCTATTTCTTTTTTAGCCTTTTGATATTCCTTTTCGGTCAGAATGCCTTTTTTGTGTAGTTCCTCTGCAAATTTGAGTTCGTCAGCCTTTTGTTCGTCGGCCGATTTCTTGAACCACTCTTTGCGTGCCTGGTCAACGCGTTGCCAGAATTCCTTTTGTCGTTGCAGTTTGTCGTTATCCGTTTCGGTGTCATATTGCTGCTGGTACTTTTTGGCCTCCTCGTCTTGTCCGTAGAGTTTGCTCAGGTTGGCGCGTCGTTTGAGGTATCTGAGCCTTATCTCTGTTTTGTTGCTTTGATATTGTACCTCGTTGGTGATGCCGTCCAGGTAGTTTTGTTTTTCGGTGTTGAGTTCGTTTTGTTCCTCAATGTCGAGCTCGTGTATGCTCCATGCGTGGTTGTTTTTTCGCACGGCCGCTGTGGCGTCGTAGCGTTTTTGTTCGAGTTTCACCCATTCGGGCGAGTTCTCGGTGTATAGGTTTCGTTGGTCGGTGTATAGTTTTTGGTCGATGTCGAGCAGTTGTGCCGAGTATTCCCGGTGGTCGATAATGCCGTTCTCGTAGTTGGCGCGTGCTATGAGCCGTTGTTGGTTGGCAGCGTCCTCCAGAGCTTTGAGTTGTGCCTTTACGGGGTCGGTGGTGTTTTTGGTGGTGTGTGTGGCATTTCCGCTGCTGTTCCCGCCGCTGTTCCCTCCGCTGTTGCTGGAGGTAGTGGTTACAGGCGTGATGGCTGGTGTGGTGGGTGTGGTTCCTCCGTTAGTTATTATTTTGGCCAGTTCGCCTTGTACTCCGTGGCTTTTGGCGTAGTCGAATATGAATTTATTTTCCTTTTTGTTGAGTATGCCTTGTAGCTGCCACCAGGTTAGGCGCGCCTTGTTGTGTCGTTGTATGTTTTGGTCATTTTGGCTCGAGTGTCCGTCCTTCTGCATCTGTTTGTCTCGGTAGGCCACAGCTTTTTGCCATGATGCGATGGCCCGGTCAATGTCGAATTGTTTCTCGGCGTTCTCCTGTAGTTTTTTGAAGAGTGCTTGAGCCAGAGCCAGCCTGTCAAGTTGTTCTATATACTTGCCTATGGCCTTGGTGTTCTTTTCGACGAGTGTGCCGCTTGACGAGAGTGAGGCTTGGTATCCCGGCACGATGCTTTGCAGTTTGGCAATGGCTTTACGTCGGGAGTCGATGCTTGCCGAGTTGTCGTGAATGACGTTGGTGAGCATTTCGATTTGTGCGCGTTCGGCCTTGGCGTTGTCGGCCGAGTCTTTCTGTATGCTTTTGAGCAATTTTTGTTTGCGCCGTTGCTCATCGCTGGCCTGTGCGTTATCCTTTTTAGCCTTGGTGTTAGCTTTGGTGGCCTCGGTGTCGGAGTCGGTCATGAGGAGCCACGTGCCGAGTGCGGCCACTGCAGAGAGAATGAGCGAAATGATGGCCCCGAAGCCGTTGCTTTTGAGAGCCACGTTAAAAGCCGTCGTTGCGACAGTGGCGGCAGTGGCCACGGTGGTGTATGCTGCCTTGGCTATGGTCAGGGCAGAGGTGGCTGCGGCGCATATATTGGTCCACACCACGTTGGCTTGCACGGCCAACGTAAACACCCCCATGGCCACTGCCGCGGTGGTGATGGTCTTGGCGTGTGATGCCACGAATGTGATGACAGTGCGTGTGGCCCCCACAAAGTTGAGCACGCCGTTGGTGGCGGCGGTGTAGATGGGGTAGAGGCGTTCGCCAAGTTCCACACGCAAGTCCTCCATGCGTTTCTGCGCCTTTTCAAGCTGGGCTTGCGCCGTGTTGTTGGCGGTGTTAAACTCTTTGGTCACGCTTGAGCCTTGGGCAAAGGCTTGTGTGGCCTGCTGTTGGGTTTGTTTGAGCGTGTCGATGTTTGCCGCCAGCGTGGAGAGCGTTTGCGTGACGCCTGCGCCGCTCAGTTTCATGTCCGTCAGCATTGGTGCGAGTGCGTCCATCTTGCCAGCCTTGCGCAGAGCGTCCACAAATTGCAGCAAGGCCGCGTTGCCATCGGTTTTGAGCAGTTGTGTAAACTCCTTGACGTTGAGCCCCGCCACCTTGGCCATCGTTGCCGGTTTGGCGTAAAGTGCGGTGATGACGTTTTGCAAGGCCGTGGCCCCCCTCTCCACGTTCACCATGTTTTGGTCGAGCACAGAGCCGAACGCCATCACCTGTGCCTGCGTCATGCCCGCTTGCTTGCCCACGCCCGCCAGTCGTGCAGTAAAGTCCATGAGGTAGGCCTCGCTTGCCGACGAGCTTTGGGCCAGTTCGTTGATGACTGAGGCCGATGAGAGCATGGCCTGCTTCAGCCCCATTTTGTCGGCATCGCCAAATAGTTGCGCCAGTTTGCCAATGTTTTTTACAGCGTCCTCGCCAAGGTCCTCACCGAGTGCCACGTTTATTTGGTCGGCCGCTTGCACAAAGTCGAGTATCTGCTGCTTGCTCTGTATGCCAAGGCGCCCAGCATCGCCCGCCAGGTCGTTGAGTTGCTCCCGGGCCGTGCGGGTGTCCATCTTCATAAAGTCGTCGTTGAGTTGTTGCACGGCTTCGTCGGTCAGCCCCGTATACTTTTTTACCCCGCTCATGTGCTCTGCCATGTCGGCATACTCGTTCACGTATTCGGCCATGGCCTGCTTGAGGGCGCTGAATTTGCCCGCGATACTGTCGAACACTACGGCCACGCCCGACCACGTTTGGCCAATTTTGGTGATGAAGGAGCTGTCGTTTGCCGCCTTTTGCTCGTCCTTTATCTTCTGGAGTTCCTTGTTAGCCTCTTGCAGTGAGCGTGTGAGTGCCTGCCATTGCTCCGAGCCGCGCTCCACGTTGCCGCTGTTCAGTTCCCTGTTTATTTCCTTTATGGTGGCTTTAAGTTCCTTCGGTGTGGCCGAGTCGAGTGAGCGCAGCACCTTCTCCACGGTCTGGGCGCGTGATGAGAGCCTTGTGGCTTGCGTCTCGAGGCTTTTAATCTCCTTGGCGTAGGCTTGCAGAGCCTTGCCGTCGCCGCGGTCAAAGGCATCTTGCCGTTTGAGGCGTGCCTGCTCAAGCCTGCGGTTTATGTCGTCGAGCTTGCGTTGTGCCTGCTCCGAGTTGATGGTGAGGGTTACGGTCTTAATGTCGTTGTTATTCATAAAAAAAGCGTGTTACTTTTGGTGTGTGATGATCCAAAAGTAACACGGCTTAACCGGGTGTTAAAAGACACGCGGCACGGTTAGAGGTGCTTTTCTATGTATTTCTTTCTTTTGTCATAGTTAAATCCAAACAGCCCGGGGTATTTCTCATAAGCTCGGCTTTCAATGCTCCTATATAGTCGTCTGCTCTCCTTCCTTTGCTTTTTCTCCATTCGGTAGTTCTCCAAGAGTTCTTTTTGCTCCTCGGGAGTCAGGCTGAGGGCTTTGACTATGCCTGTAATGATGGCGCAGAGAAAGAACAAGACTATAGCTGATAATATTATGACAAAGAGTGTGAGCATACTGCGTAGTGTGTATATAAGGTGTATATATTCTTTTTGCAAAGATATGGCTTTAATCACTACCGCGCAACAAACCGGGGGCTTAAAGTGCCCAAAGGTCACCCCCTCTCGCGCTCCGTCAGCGTGTCGAAGGCACCGCTGAACTCGTCGCCCATGATGCGCGCCATGTGGTCTTTCAGCACCTCGATGCTGATGTACCACGACTTGTTGAACCACGGCCTGCGCTTTCGCGGTTCGCCAAGGTTGTGCAACTTGCGGTAAGCCTTGCCCAGGAAGTGGAGGTCGCCCCCATTGCCAGGGCGGTAACCGTTGCCCACGCCGAGGTCCACATAAATGCCATACTCCAGATAGTTGAAGGCCATCACCGCCTCGCGCCCCGCTATTGATGCCGCACCCGCCTTGACAGAGCGGCGCAGCGCGCCCGTGTGGTGAATGCCCATGAGGTCGAGCCGGTCCTGCCATATCTGCACCATCTTGGCGCGCCATGCGCGCAGGTATTGCTCGCGGTCGTCACGGCTGCTGTTGTGGCTCATGGCTGGTGGTGTTGTCGGCCCATAGGTCGGGGTTATAAGTAAGGTCGGTGGGTTCGTCCATGCCCACCATCAGGTAGAGGCCCGTGCAGCCGTTAAGGAATATGCCGCCCAGCTCGGAGCACTTTATGTTGTCGGTATCGAGGTAGAGCATTTCGGTTTGCAGTTGCAGCGAGTCGTGCAGCATGCGTGCGGTGAATTGGCGGGCGAGCTCGCGGCAGCGGTCCATCTTGACGGCGTAGTCGGCCTGGTTGCCATACTCGTAGCGGGCTATTATGAACACGGTGTACACCCGCCGCTTGAACCACCCGCCGCTTTGTGCGTAGAGGCTCTCCTGGCACACGTCGGAGGTGCACACAAAGTTGGCGGTGCTCTGGTATTGCTCGAGCATGCCTTCAAGGTAGCCAAGGCCCGAACAGGTGGTGTGCTCAAACTGCCATGCGCGGGCCATGTGGTTCTGCCCGGTGAGCTGGCTCATGTAGGTGCAAAAGTCAAACATACTTTTAGAGTTGAAAAGTTTATAAGTTGAGGAGTTAAGAGGAATGTCAAGCTTGGAGGGGGAGTTGATAAGTTGATGAGTTTAAGAGTTAAGAGGAATGTTTTAGCGGTTGAACTCGCAGAGGTGACCTCTTAACTTTTCAACTCATAAACTTTTCAACTATGAAATGAAAGCTTCAAAGCTTTCATTTCCTCAGCTTTGGCGTCAAGTTCGGTCAGCGCATCGAGGGTGGGCGTGCTGAGCACGGCCGGTTGCTTGGTGATGTCGCCGCCTGTCAGAGCGCGCAGGCAAGTGATCATCACCGCGCGCGGGTCGGGCGGTGCGCTGTCGGGGTCGGCCGAGCCGGGCGCACCGAACAGGTGGGGGAACAGGCCCGCATACTGCGCCTTGAGTCCCACGAGCCACATGAGCAGCATCACGCGGTGCGCGTTGTCAAAGTCGGCCGCCGTGGTGCCGGGGTAGAGCGCCATGCCTATGGCGTCGAGCGCCTCGGGGCTTTGCACCTTGAGGTAGCCCTGGTAGTAGTTCTCCACCTCAAGGTAGGTGCGGAATGGCACCCCGTCGAGCATGGCGTCCACCGCGGCATGGCCTGCAATGTGGCTCATGCGCGACGGTTCGGCGGGCGGCTGGCCTATAAAGTCAACCAGGGGCATGAGCTCTGCAATGTCGTCCTTGAGCTGGAGCAGCACGCGGTGGCTCTGGCCTATGATGCGTGCAAGGAACAGGGCCTTAACCTCGTCGGCCGTCCATTCGCCCCCGGCCATCAGTGCGCACAAGTAGTGCCGCTGTTCGTTGGTAAGGGCCAGCCACGACTGCGGAATGTGTGCCCTTATAGATGAGCGCACCCTTTTAGCCGGATTATCCGAAGAAGAAGGAAGGGTCGGTTTGCTTGTTTTCATACTGTGTGGTGTGTCGTGCTTGGTAAGTGGGGCTCAGCCTGTACTCGTCCAGCTGGTCGGCATGCGCCTCAATGTAGTTGATGATGTGGCGTGTGTGGTCGGCAATGCCCGGCCCGTGCATCACGTGCGCCGCCATGAGCTGGCGGGCCATGAGCAATGCCGCGCCGTAGGCCTCCTCCTTGGCCGAGGGGTCGGACGTGAGGGCGGCATCGGCCGCATACTGGTGCTTGACAAGTGCGGCATAGAGTTCGGGCGAAATGACGTCCACCACCCGTGCGCTGGCCGCGTGCAGCGCGGTGGCCATGGCGTCGAATTCCTCGCGCAGCACCTCGCGGCCCTCGGGCGTGCGTATGCCGTAGAGGGTGCACAGCGAGGGCGTCCACAGCAAGGAGCCGGCCCGCGAGCGCAGCATGGTCATAAGGTTGTGCGCGGCCAGGTAGAGGAGCACGTGGTCCTCAAGCTGGCAAGCATCGCGGCGCAGCTGCAGGCGCAGGGCGTCCACACGCTCGCGGCTGGCGGGTGCCGTGTTCTGGTTGCTCACAATGCCAAAGCCTGTGGGCGTGAGCACGAGGTCCATTTGCGGCACGGCGTCATAAGCCGCGCGCAGGCAGATGGCCGTGGCCAGCGTGGCGGCCATATGGTCGGGCAGCGTGGCGTCGGTGGTGATGAGGGCCTGCCAGGCAGCCGTGCAGCCCTCCACATAGCGCTGCACCTTGTTCCACACCTCGGGCGTGGGCGAGCGGAAGGCCGGCACGGCGCGCTCAAAGTCGGTGCGTTCAATTATTATCTCCATTGGCTGTAACTTTTTTCGCGTCGGCATGTTCGTCGAGCGTGGTGAGTTGTATCATCGGGATTGTTGGCTCAATGTGCCCCCACTGATTGTACCACAACACCATGTTGATAGGTGTGAGCAACATGTCGTGGAAGGCTATTTCGAGTGCCTGCTTCATGGTAAAGAGTTCGCGCTTGTCGGAGCCCGAGTTGTTAGTCTGCGTTTTGCCCGGCACGGCGCCCACCAGGTTAGGGTGCACATTGTCGGCATAGCAAATGGTGTTGGCCGCGGCCTGCACGTCCTCGTTCCAGTCGCCGCCCTCCTTGGCCCCCTCTATGTTCACGATGCGAATGTCGCGCACCTCATGGCCGTCGGGGTTCACATAGTAGCCGCTAATCCACGCCTTGCCCGAGTTCTCCACACCGCAAAGAAAGTCCTTTATGTTCTGCTTCTCGCGTGTAACGCGTTTCTGCATCTCCACGGGGTCGGTAATGTTCTCCTCCATGCAGATGCGCTGCCAGTATGAGCGCTCAATCTCAATTTGATATTTAACGCTGGTGGTGTTGCGCAGTTTGGCCCGCTTGCCGGTGCTTATGAGTCGCTTCTCGTCGTAGGAGCCGCCGCGCAGCACGGCACTCCAGTAGGGCACGGGGTAGTACTGCGCGCCCGCTGTGGGGAAGCGCATCACTACGGCAAACTTGCGCGTGCGTGTCGGGGTGCGTCCTGTGGGCTGGTGCGTGTCGGGGTCAATGGCCATGCGTCGGCACAGGTCGGCGTAGGGGTCGGCGAGCGATAGCAGCTCAATGCGTTCCACGCCGTTGATGCCCTCCTGCCAGTCCTGCCAGTTGGCGTAGTAAAGGTGGTTGATGCGCCCGCGGCGGTCGGCCTTCTCGAGGCGGCAGTGGCAGGCCTCCTTGTGCACAAGTCGGTTGATGCGCCGCCCGTCGCGTGAGAGTATGATGACGGCCACGGAGAAGTAGAAGTACTTCATGTCCGTCATTTGGTCGAGCATATAGGCCGGCATGTTCTGCCTGCGGAGCCATGCGCGCACCTCGGGGTCGGTGGTGGGCTCGTGTGTGGTGGTGTCGGTGAGCCTGAGGCCTGCGCCGTAGCATGTGAGCACGTTAAAGAGTTTGTTCTGTGCCGTTACCTCGTCTGACGCCACAAGGCGCACGAGGTCGTAGGGCAGCTGGTTGTCTGATCCGTAGGGCACGTAGGCCTCATTGGGGAAGCCCGGCACGGGGCGTGTGACGATGGTGCCGCCCGGGGTGTCGAACACGGTGGTGGTGTCCTCCACCTCGGCCATGACGGCGGCAAATTGGGTTTGGGGAATGGCGAAGTATTCCATAGGGGAGGGGGTTTTTAAGTTGATAAGTTGAGGAGTTGAAGAGTTAAGAGGACGCTTTTGTGAGTTGGGGGGCGGGGCTTCAGTTGATAAGTTTATGAGTTGAGAAGTTAAGAAGTTACCTCTGCGAGTTCGACCTCATAAAAGCGACCGCTTAACTTTTCAACTCTTAAACTCATCAACTTATAAAAACGTTTCGTCGAAAGTTCCGTCGAACGTGCGCACGGGCAGCGGCGTGAGCACCGCCAGGCCGCCCTGACTCTCGCGCCACGACAGCGTGGCCGAGTCGGCCGTGTTGTAGGCGTTGGTGCCCTTTATCTCGGCAGCGGTGATGGTTACGGGCGTGTCGTCGTGCCACACCTCGCGGGCCGTCATCACGTCCTTGATGAGCGCCACCTCGGCCGCGCTGAGTGCACCCGTGGTGGCCTTGTACTCTGCCTGCGCCTCCACGTTGGCGTTGTAGGCCGAGCCGCCCACCACCACCTGCGTGTAAGTGGGCTTGAGCGCTTCCTCCACCTCGCCATATATATATAAGGAGTCGGACAGGCCAAACACGTTAGTAAAGTCGAGCGTGGTGACGGGTGCGGCGTCAGCGTCCCACGGTGCAAGGCGGTAGCGCATGGTGCGCTGGCCCACCGTCACGTCGTAGCCCACGGGCTGGCTGGTGGCACCGCTCAGGGGGCCGCACTGCTCGAGAGCCACAATGTAGCCTGGCGAGGTGTTGTAGCAGAGCAGTTCGTTGTTGTACTTCTCGGCCCTGAACTCGGAGCCAATGCGGCGGGTTTCGCCCGTGGTGAGGTCCATGTATGTGACGCGCACACTCACGGGTCGCTCCTGCTTCCGCTCCTCGTCCGATGGCTTCCACACGAGCCGCTCGGAGGCCAGCTTTGGCACCACCTTGCAGCCGCCGCCCGCCATGGTGAGGAAGGAGCGTTGCACAAAGTCGGCGCCGTTGATGTAGAGCCGCAGGCGGCATGGCATGATGCTGACGGTGGCCAGCTGTGTGTCGTCGGCCTCTATGCGCAGCTCGGTGAGCCACTGGCCCTGTTTGGCCATGGCCGAGGCGTGTGCGCTGATCAGCCAGCCAAGGTCGTGCAGGCCAAAGTGGCCCACGGTGTCGGGCGTGAGGTTGGTGTCGAGCACCTCGGCGCCGTTGAGGGTGAGCCTTATGGGGCACGGTTTGCCGGGTGTGCCGCCGATGAAGCCGAGGTCCTGTATCTCGGTGGCAAAGGCCAGGGCAGGGAGTGTGGTGGAGAGGCGGATGGGCATGATTTTTAAGTTGAAAAGTTGAAAAGTTGAGAAGTTAAGAGGGCGGTTTTGAGAGTTGAAAAGTTTAGGAGTTGAGAAGTTAAGAGGACGCTTTAAGAGTTGGGCAAGTAGAGGTGACCTCTTAACTTTTCAACTCCTCAACTTTTCAACTTCCACCCCAAACGCTACCACTAATGGGGGCGACGCGTCCCGCGTCGGGGTGAGGGCGTGGGGTTATTTGAGTGTGTGCTCATTTTCCCGACGCGGGACGCGTCGCCCCCATTAGAGCTTGCGTTTCTTCACATACAGGCAGAGCAGCACGAGAGCCGCCAGCACGATTAGCAGTTTGAGGGTGTTGGCAAAATTCGACTGATTTTGTCGAATTTGGGCCTTGGCGGGCTTGTCTGTTGTGGCTATGGTGTCGTGCCTGATGGCGGTGCGCCACAGCGTGTCGTGCTGCAAAGTTACACGGTTACGAATTACGTGGCGCGTTTTTTCGACATATACCGTGTCGCCCCTCTGCCATTGCGTGCGGCTCACCGAGTCGGCCACTACAACAGAGTCGAGCCTCACGTGCCAGCGTTCCACCGTGTCGGTGGTGTGGGTGGTGCGGTTGGTGGTGATGTAGTGCACCTGGCGGCAACTTGTGGCCGTGAAGGCAAGCAGGGCGAGCAGTGCCGCCATGGTGGCCACGCGGCCAAGGGTTACGAGGGTGAGCCGCCTTAATGGGTTGCGGTGTGGGGTGTTGCGGGTCATAGGTCGGCATATTCGGCACGGGCGTCGAACGATGGGCACGCCTTGCCGGGGTTAAGGTTGTGGTGGCCCACTATGCGGGCCTTGGGGTACTTGCGGCGCAGCCGTTTGAGCAGTGCGCCAAGGGCGGCCACTTGTGCCGTGGTGCGTGTGTCCTCGGGGCGGCGGCCCTGGGCGTCGAGCCCTCCCACGTAGCAGATGCCAAGGCTCTGGTGGTTGTAGCCCTTGCAGTGTGCGCCCTGTATGGTTTCGGGGCGGCCGGGCTCTATGGTGCCGTCGAGGCGCACAAGGTAGTGGTAGCCTATCATGTCCCACCCCTGCTGGCGGTGCCAGCGGTCCACGTCGGCGGCGGTGAAGTCCTTGCCGCGGGCGGTGGCCGTGCAGTGCACTATGAGGTATTTGATGTTTCGGGGGGAAAGTTTCATGTTGGTCGGGGTTTTAAGTTGATGAGTTGAAAAGTTGAGAAGTTTATGAGGTCGGTTTTGAGAGTTGAGAAGTTTAAGAGTTAAGAGGTCGGTTTCAGTGGTTGGACAAGCAGAGGTAACTTCTTAACTTTTCAACTCCTAGACTTTTCAACTTAAGAGTGACTTCGCTTGCTCATTTCTTCTTTCAGTTCGGTGAACTTGCTTTGCACGTAGATGCTCACGCCGAATATTGAGCCGGCATAAATGAGGCACTGGGCAAAGAACCACAGCACCGAGTCGCTGATTTCACCCACAGGGGGCACCAGGAACCCCGCCACACTCAGTGCCACACCCGCCAGGAGCATGGCCAGCGCCGAGTAAACTTGGTATTTTGTACGGTCTTCTTTGGTCATAGGAAGTAAAAGTTGAGGAGTTGAAAAGTAAAGAGGACGCTTTTAAGAGTCGGACTCGCAGAGGTGTCCGCTTAACTTTTCAACTCATAAACTTATAAACTAAATTTTGCCTTGAGCCTGTCGATCATAGCCTTGTCATCGGTGCTCATGATGTAGGGCACAACTTCGAGCTGTGGCACAAGGCCGGGCGAGCCCTTGTAGGCCGCGACATGGCCACGGGTCAGTGTCCAGAAGTGGAGCACATTGCCTATTTGGACACTGTTGTAGAGCGCGAGCGGTTCCATGCCGGCAATGGTCTTGAAGTCGTAGCGCAGTAGTGCGCCGTTGCCGCCGCTTGAGCTGTCGCGCACGCGGCGGCCGAACCATATCATGTACTTTTGTGCGGGTACACCGTAGGCCCCCTTGGTTTGGAAAAGCTCTATCGGGTCGCCCTCGGCGTAGTTGGTGAGGGTGGAGTGCTCAAAGTCGGAGAGGCTCACCTCCTCGCCCACATGGTCGCTGTGGGTTTCTATCACCTTGTCGCCCGCGAGGGTGCGGAACACCCATTTGCCGCCCGGCTTCTCCTGCTTTATGCCGCCATTCAGCGCGGCAAGCTGCGTGGCCTGTGCGGCCGTCATGACGCCCGCCTTGGCGCTTGTGGCCTTAGAGATTACAAGCTGCTTGTTGCCACTCTCCTCAAAATTTGTGTAGTTAACAATTACGCTGTCCGTAGTGCTCAGCCCTTCTGCAAGATTGTTATTCAGAATGCGGGCAAACACATACTTATCCATCAGCCCGTCTTGGTTCCTGCCAACCAAATAGCATAACAAAACTTGGCTGTATTGGCTTGCATCAGTGTTGTTCTTTGCGCCCCAGTGCTTGAAGCGTAAAAACAAGTTGCGGTCGGTGTGTGTATAAGTCCATATTTTGGAGCTGAGTATGGTGCGCGTGTTGTTGCTCGTGCCTTCGGAGAACACATAGTTGCCGGCGTGCCCTGAGTCTGACGTTTGCTTTTGCGGCTGCAGGGGCTGCCATGCCTGCCACTTTGTGCCGTTAAAGTAGCGCACTATCAAATTGCGGGTTGATGCCGTGTCGTTGATCGAGGCCAGCGCGGTGCCCTGGGTGTTGAGGGTGAAGGCCCCCACCGCTATCTGCACATAGCGCTTGGTGTCCTTCACGAGCACGCCGAAGTAGGTGAGCACCGGTATGCCGAAGCACTTGAAGCAGTGCAGGCCCTGGGGGGTGTCCACGGTCATGCCGTCGAGCGCGGCGTTGAGTGCGTCGAGGGTGGTCAGGTTGTCGTGGGAGGTGAGCCACTGGCCGAGGGCCTGCGTTATGGTGTGGTCGGCCGATGCGGTGGCGTCGGTGTCGGCCATGGCCAGGCACATTTGGTAGAGCAGTGTGCCCACACGGGTGGCGGTGTTGGCGTAGCGTGCCTTTTCGTCGCGTATGCTGGCGGCCGTGGAGAGGAGGGGGGAGAAGTTGGTCATGTTATAAAGTTGAGGAGTTGAAAAGTTTAGAAGTTAAGAGGGCGCTTTTAGAGGCCATGAAGTTGCCCAAGCTCTAATGGGGGCGACGCGTCCCGCGTCGGTGATTGACGGGAGGGTGTGAAGCCATGGCTGCATCTTTTTCCCGACGCGAGACGCGTCGCCCCCATTAGAGCTTGGGCAACTTCATGGCTTCACTACGCGTTTTTACGGTTGTGCCTACGCGTTTTTACGGTTGTGCCTACGCGTTTTTACGGTTGTGCCTACGCGTTTTT